CGTTATTTTCCACTCCACCAGCATATCTATCAAGAATAGAAGAAGATTTACATCTTCTAGTGTTTGGCTCAATGTACAGTGATTGGGAAGACAATACACGTAATAGGACCGGTATGCGCATATATCCGAATGACCAAAGCTCATATTATACCCAATATAGAGCAAACAAAACATTGTCGTTGACACAAGAAGCGGTGTCCAACGAGAACGCTTTGTTTCAGTAAAAGTCATATCGAAAAACCCAAGATCAGTTTTAATAAACAGATCTTTGATATGGCTAGGAAATGGGGTTTTGCAAAATCTAAAACTAGTTTGAATGAAATAAGAGATTTGGGGCTGGCAATTGTTAATCAATTGCTTCCGTCACAATATGATGCTCTAGTAGTCTGGAAGAACTTGGTTGAAGAATGTAAAGCTCTAGTTAATAGTTGTACTGAACAAATGACCTTATTAGCAGATGATTCGAAAAAGCGTCAGAGATGGAGAGTCAAGCCATTAAAAATATTTTCGAAGATGTCTGAAGAATCAGCCCTTGTCTGGTCTGGTTGGTGGATATTATTATCACCAAGTGACAGACGTTTTACTTGGAATTTGATCAATCCGACGGGGGTGTTCAATTGTCCGGGGTTAGAGACTACTTCTAGTGTATTTAAGAAGATTAGTGATTACGCTCTTAAGTATGGAGATCTATTTTTGGGAAAGCAATATAAGATACTTATAGGAATAAACTTGTTAAGAGATTATGTGAAGACGAGTGATACTGATGTTTTTGTTAAAGCGATTAAGAATTGGGTAACTGGTGATATTGAGCATGAGAATAGTGATGGTGATTTTTATGAATTGTATAGACAAGGCGTAGAGGAGTTTCTGAATATAAATGTTAACAATAAAGAACCAGAACCACTAACAGTAGCTGAATTTTTATTAGATCCAAAGAGACATGCTAGAACAGGAACCAGCGATGGGGAAAGATTACATGTACTCATGCCAGATGGGAAAATAAGAAAGGCCAGGAAAAGTAAGTGGGCCTCAGTACTTGCAACTAAACCGGAAGCATTTCTGAAATATGTACTGGAACAAAGACCGTCAAAGAACAAAAGTGTAGGGAAAAGAGAGAAGGCTAAGGATAGAGCAGTTATAGCAGGAGACCTATCATTGTACGAAAAAATGAGTTATGTTAGTTACTGGCTAGAGCCAATGTTAAAAGGACATCCAAACTGTCCGTTATTTTATAACAGTACACAAATGGCTGATATGTTAGTGACCATGGTAGAGGATACAAAAGATGAAACGATAAAAATGCCACTTGATCAAGATCAGTTTGACCATCAAACAAAGTTGAAAATGATATCAATGTTTAATAATGAAATTATTAAACTAATCAAACTTAAGTGTCACAACGGGATGAAGGAAGCATTGTTAGATATGATGGTTAAAATTGAATATGCCACAATGCATGCGACGGTAAGTGTAGGTAAAGAAATAATTCGTGTGACAAAAGGGTTATTGAGTGGATTCAGATGGACAGCATTGTATGGATCAGGTATATCGGCAGGAGAAAACTATGCATGTAAAACCATGGTTAAAAGAAGAGTAGGTATTCAACCGGTCCTAAACAGTCGATTCCAGGGTGATGATTGCAGGTTGAAGATAGTAAATGCGGTGATGGCAGTGTCTTTAGTTGCTGCATATCAAGAGTGTAATATAAAGATAAATTTAGGGAAGTTCTTCGTAGCTCAAACTAGAGATGAATTTTTAAGACAGACTGCTGAAGACAATAAGATATGTGGTTATGCAAGTAGAGCTATTGGTGGTCTTATATTCCGAAATCCGTATCCAGGCCGTTAGAGAAAGGAGAAGAAAGGATATTGGAATTAGCGAGGGACTGGAACACTGTTTTTGGCAGACTGGGCTATTCAAAATGGTCTGTAGCGATTGAAGAAATATCCAGAGCAAATTCAATAACAAGAGACGACATGATCAGTGTATTGTCGACCGCAGCTTGTGATGGGGGATTAGGTCTGTTTGATTGTTCAGGGGTTGAGGGCCTAGCAGTTAGTAAGCAAGTGAGGACACACAATTTTACTCTAACTAAAATACCTGATATTGCCATCAAATTATCCGCTAAATGGCCGATAGTTACTGCAGAAACGTTGACCAATATATGGATTAAAGCAATAGAACCACCTAAGAATACTAGTTACGAGGTTAAACCATTCGTATTAACCAGAGTCAATCATACAACAGGCTTGACAAATATTAGTCTGGCACTAACAGATATAACTAGGACAATGATACAGCCAAGATTTAGAGCAGACATACCACCATCGATAATTGATGGGATAAAACTAGGTATAAACAAAGAACATCTGAGTACTATAGAACAATATTTGGACATTTCCAGTATTTTAACATTTGCATTGTTATCTCGACATGCGTCTAGATCGGTATTGTATTTATGGTTGAGAGATAAGTTACCGTTCAAAACACCTGTGGTAAATATGATATCTTCTAGTTATACCGGTCATATACATAAATTATATTGGCGATCAGCATGGAACTGGGTGCTAACGAGAAAAAAGATCACCATGAATTTGGTTAGAAAATCAGCGAGAACAGTTGAAACATATACTAAAAGGTATCTGACTGAATCAATGAACAAAGTTTGGATAGCAGGATAGTATGTTGTAGACACTACTAGCTTGACGATGTTAATTAGTAAACACAGTTTCTGTGGGCTATCCGTAGGGCCCG